CGCGTTTCAGAAGTCGCACGCCTTACCATCAAAGACATTGACCTTGAAACCGGCACAATTCAAGTACACCCCTGGCGCACCGGCAAAAAATCACGCCCACGCATTGTCAAATTGGGCAACAACGCGCGCCGCGCCATTTGGGTTTATACCGCCAGCCGCTCTATCGACAATAACAATGCCCCCCTCATCGCCACCCACGATGAAAAACCCCTCGACCGTTTTGCCATCGGCAACATCATCGAACGCATTGCCAAACGCGCCGGCGTATTAAACTGCTATCCGCACCGATTCCGTCACACCTTTGCCATTTTCTACCTGCGTAACGGCGGTGACATCTTCACTCTCCAGCAGCTGCTCGGTCATGCCTCTTTAGACATGGTCAGGCTTTACTTGCGGCTATCCTCTGCCGACATCGATCAAGCTCACCGCCGCGCCAGCCCCGTGGATAACTGGCACCTATAGTCCAAACACACCCACAATCTGAAACTGTACCCCCGGAATTGTGTAATCAATGATTAGTTGGGGCTTTGCATAAGTAGGATTTTCAAAAGAAGCAAAACTCGCACTGTTATCAACTGGAGAGTTGTTGTCCTTCAGCAGCGCCGCAATTGTACTCCCAGCGACCCAACTCGCATAATTTACTAGTCCCTGTACTGCGGTTGTGAAATCCCACGTGTACGACGTACCAGCGTACATTTTCAACGTACGATTATAGTACTGTAGAAACGTACAGCTTTCCAAATCTGCTCCAGAAACTGGCATTGTATTGAGTCTTTCATAAATCCCGATATTTATGTTTGGATCCCCGTTCCACCCTGTACAAACTAGCTGCAACGTTGCCGAATTGATAATCGTCCTTCTGGGAAGATTGATTATGAATGGTATCCAAGAGCCTCCGGGTCGATCAAGAGAGGAAAAGTTTCCTGCGCCCAATGAAACGTCTGTTGTATTGAGAGTCGGATCTATATATGATCCACTTCGATCATCTGAAGTTGTTATAATCGTGATAGACGGCATTTTACCTCTTACCTTACTTTCATGCATAACAAGCTAAGAGTTATTTGTTTTACCGTTGCAGCGCTTTCCACGTAGAATGCCAGCCAATCATTCCGATTAAGGAATAACCTCTGACTTGTATTTTGATTCTTCTGTGCATTGCTCAGAGTTGGTTTAGCAGAAGACAGAATCAAATCTGCTGACGTGGGGGGAAAATTGGCATATGTATCACGCCAAAGCCCAATTACACAAGAACCACTCACATCACCAACGATTCGCCAACCAATCAAATAACAATCTGTCGGTATTTCCAAATATCCCTTCAATCCTGAAGACAAAGCTTCAATCCCATTCCCCAGCACAACCTGAATATTGAAATATTGCTCGCCGTTGACTGCCCATGCTCGCTCGTCGGTTACGTTACTCGATGAAATCGTGCTGACGTTAGCGCCGACATAAACTTGTGCCAAACCCATTTCCCAAGTAGTAGTAGATTGAGTGAGCCCTGGTGCTACTGGGCTAGCTGCTGGAATGCCAGTTAGTACCGCTAGCCCGATGCTATTACCCGACCAGCTCAAACGCAAAACTACCCGATCAATTCGTGGATTCGTAGGATCACTAGTAGCAATAGTCAAAATCTTCTCTGCGTCGTTCTTGTAAAAGTGTCCCTGCATCCATGCAGCGCCAGTGCGAACTTTCACTTGCATTCCTGTTGAATCCGCATAAACTGCCAGCTTATTCAACCAATCATACAGCACTCCGGTTGAAACCCAGTTTCGTGCCATTTCTGACCACTGACTTTCGAGTACTGACGCACCTGCGCCACTGTCAAATGGGTAAAATATTTCAGTCATCATCGCACCTCCAAAATCATCAAGTTGTCCTCAAGCTTATCCAAACGATGAAACATCTCCGGTTTGTCAACTCCGGAAGAGATCCTCACATCTTCACCACCACTCTCGCTGATCGACACGGTGATTTCACGGATCGTTTCCGTGTATACCTGCCCCCCAAAAGCAACAGATACCACATCGCCCAACCCGACCTGATTTAGGGACCCAACACCCACAAACTGAACTCGGCTCTCTGTCACGCTTTGTTCAGTTAGATACTCAGTAGCGATTTGCGCTAGCTCACTCGTGTTGCTGGTGCTTCGGTAGTCCTTCCAAGCTTCGATTCTTCCCCAACGCAAAATGCTTCCCGAATTCCCGTTCTCGACGATGACTCGTGCCGTTCCTTCTCCCCCGCCCCCAACATACACATAATTCCCGTTCGGCATCTTCACCGTCCGCGAGAATTGCAGCAGATTGCCCATCTCATTGCTGAACTTCACATCCGCAGATTTATCAACCGGCTGATAAACCTGGAACTGCAATCCAGAAACTCGGATTCCAAACCCCCCAAGCGTTGCCAACCCGTGCAGCATACTGAGCAGCGAAATGAATCGCCCTCGGGCGGTAATAACTGCTCCTCGCCCCTGGTCTGCCGCCTGCGTCAGCCCGCCAATGCGCCGTTCGATTTTTGCCCCTGCCCCGGCGTGATAATACACATACTGATGCATCACCGTTTCGATTGCACCTGTACGTACATCGTAATCTGCCGAGGTATACGGAGGCCCAGAAGGTACTGGCACCACCAGCCGTGTCCCAAGCAATGCAAGATCATCCAGCAGATCGATCGCTAATGTGTCCTCGTTATGATTCCACGCTCGCATAACCGACGCAATCCCTCCAGATAAAAGGGTAACGCCATCACGTCGCACCAGCAACCGGTATGCTGAATCTAAAAAATCAAACGCAACTAGGCTAACAGGGACCAGCACTTTGGCTCTGCTTGGCTCGTTATACCGCAGCGTGAGATCAAGGGTTGAAAATGGCAATTGGCCAACGCGCTCTCCGCTTTGTGTCTCAATGAAAATTTCATAGTCTGCCATATTAATTACACCGTCAAATATTGCGGCACAAACGAAAACCTAAGATAGCTATTTTCCGACGTCCCAGTAGTCGTAATTTGCACTTGGTTACTGCCTGGGATCACCGTCCACAGGCTGGATGATGCGCTCATCAAACTGAAGGCATTGATGCCGTTAATTGTCACACTCATCATGTCGGGAGAAGTGTTGATTACCAGAACATCCGAAGCACTCATCGTCAAAATTGGAAATGTCATTGTTTTTACCGGTTTCATCGTCAGATTTTTGAGTTCCAGTGACGTAAGCGGCCCCTGTACAATGATGATCGGATATGCTTCTACTTCGCCCGGATTGTTTACAGTAAGGCTGCCGTCAATGCTCGACTTCGAAATATGCAGCGGAAAAAATGCGGTCTGAAAGAACACTACTGGTGGAGCCATAACAAACATAAAATCCTGGTATTCTTCATCCTGCCAGTAGGGTTGCAGTGCCCTGAGCCTCAACCCGATTTTTTGCCAACCCGAACCGCTGTTTCTCCCGTCGCCCTCTAGCCCATCAACATACCGGCATTTCAGAATTCGCACGTGATTTGAATCATCAATTACCCGTAGATTGCCATCTCCGTCTAGTGGATTCCAGTACTGCGCACACAACCTCATCGCCTCTTGCAGGTTGTTGGATCTAACCAAAAGAGGCAGAAACACCTCTCTAGCATCTGCCCGAATTCCAGTAATGATCCCCATCTGGCCGATCCAGCGTTCATCACGTCGAAATGGCGGCATCACGTGACCGGAAACCTCCTGCATGAGCAAGAAAGGCTCATTCATCAAATCCACTACTACTTTTTTATTGGTAATCCACTGCCATTTTTTCATCATGCGTACATCCATTCCAGTTGACGAATTGCACTACTGAGTGTCTCCGGTGTAAGCGAAGTATCCCGAAACAAAATCTGAACGTTTTGCACAACAATTCCAGAAGTAGCGTTCGGAATAATTGTACCGGATCGATTTGGAACGAAAAGCTCCGGACCTTGTTCACCAACCAAATAAGGTTGCCCTGCGTTGACTGATCCGCCAAGAGCTCGTTCTTCGATGCGTGTTGAGTATCGAAGTCCCAATGTCGTATCGGTTTTTAGATCGGGTTTCAGCCAGTCAGGAAGCTGTTCAACATCAAATCCGATTTTGATTTTGATTTCTTCGGGTAAGGCCAAAAGTTTATCATACAGTTCTTGTGCCTTTTCCGTCACATCTTGCAACTGAGACTGCATATCAGCCAGTCCCTCAGTCTTGATCGTTTCTAGTCCCCGAGCGAATGCTTCCAAATCCCCTGTTCTTGAATACTCAGCAACAAGATCACTGATTGCAGTTTTCAGATTCAGCTGAGACAAATAGTTTGTCCCCATGATCTCATCAACTTTGGCCAAAGCATCTTTGAACGCTTGAGAGGACTCGTTGAATCTTTGTCCGAGAGCTGTATAAACCTCAGAAGCGGTATTTTTTAGCCAGTCGTCCATGGTTGACTTCAATGCATCATATTGTTGAATCAACCCGCCTAACTCTGCTGTCTGAGTTCGCGCGTTCGTCTCGATCAACAAAAGGCTATTACTCATCTCGTCAGCAGCTAACGAGCTATCAATCAGCGCTTGAGACGTTTCCCGAACGGAGTGAGTTGTTTCATACTCAGCTTGTGTCAGTATGCTGCTAGCTAATCCCGCCTCCTGCATAGCCATTGTATACTCAGCATATGATGTAGATGCTTGCAAAAGTGCCGCCGCTAGCTCATCTGCGCTGGCAGCAACAATACCCTTTTTGTCAACGAACAATTTAGCAACTTCGGCGACGCCTCCCTGCTTGAAGTCGATTTTAAGCGTGTCATTGACACGTTCCTGGGCAGCACGATACTCATCAAGAATTTCTGTTGCATTCTTCCCGTCAGCAATCTGTTTCTCAAAAAAGTCGCCCCAGGCACCTTTGACCGACTCCACACCCTTTTTATTGGTCTCAACAATCTGCTTATTCCATGTCGCCCACACTGCAACAATTGCCCCGACTGCTACAGCAATGCTTCCCAACGTAATCACCAGTGGCGACAACCCAGCAGCTCCGAGTGCAGTCGTCAGGCTCATTCCAGCTTTCCAGGCTTGAAATCCCGCTGCGACGTTCGGCAAAATGCTCACGAGACCACTCACGCCAGTTATAATGTTACCCAGGGTGCCAAAAATCATCGGGCGCAGCGCAATGAACGCCCCAAAGCTCAAAATCAGCTTCTGTGTTCCCTCGTCCAGCCCGCTGAACCAAGTTACCAGAGAACGAACCCCTTCAACCACGTCTTTGATCACAACGGCAAATTGCTTCCCCCAGTTCTGCAATTGGGCCTTGAACGTCTCACTCGAAAGCAAATCCGTCAATTCCACCAGATAAGGGCGCAATTCCTCAATTGTCCCGCTGAAAAACTCTCGCAATGAAATGTTTTTCAGCTCTATCAAACTGGTAGTCAGCCCGCTGATGGTTTGGGCCCCTCGCTGACCCGCTCCCCCGTAGAATTTTTCAAAGGAACCGATCAGGGCATTGACCGCCTCGTCGGCTGGGATCAAGCCCTTATCAATCATTTGCGTAATTTCTGTGGTAGATTTCCCGAATGCCTCCGCCAAAATTCCGTACACATCAACCCCAGCATTCACCAATTGCAAGATCTCCTGCCCAGATAGCCTCCCTTTTGCGCGAATCTGCCCCAGAGCCAGCGCAATGTTATTCATCACATCACTGGTAGCCCCAGACCCAGCGGCGAAATCCAGCATCGCTTGCGTCATTCGTTTCGATTCTTGCGTGGTGAATCCATACGCCATAGCCAGCCGAAACGAGTTGGCCACATCCCGTTCATCGAACGGGCTCTCAATCGCCAGTCTTGAAATCCACGACTGTAATTCCTTTGCCATCGGGGCCGCCTGCTCAAATGCCGCGCTCATGCTGAGGCTTTGGTCTTTTAGAAGCAACTCTTTAGCAACCAGATTGGTTAGACTATTCCCGAGCCGTTCATAGTTTGCATACGCAGTCCAGGCCTCTGCTCCCAACTGCTGGAGAGCATTGATACCGCCGATGATCAGGTTTGCCCCCAGCACACCGCCCAACACATTCCGCAAACTCATGCCATCGCCAGCTAGCCTTTTAAACGTTTGGCTTACAGAAGCTAATTTATTCTGAGCTTCCTGAGTATCAGCTCCAATTTCTACCATTAGTTGAGCGGCGGTAATCATTGGTCACATATCCCTTACTGATTTTGTTTTAGACGTGCAGTTGATTGCTCAACTTCCATTGCCAGCGCAATCAAATCCGCCCACAGCACCGGTTGTTTCGCCAATTCCCAGGCCGGCACTCCGGCCCATTTTGCCAGGTACAGCAGATTCAGCATCTGAATCGTTTCTCCCGGCGGCGGCTCATACAAATCCGGCGCCGCAGACCAACGTATTATTCTTTTTTTTCCGCGTCACCAATCCGCATATCTGCAATAATGGCTTCCATCACTTTGCTAAGAAATGCCACTGGAAGCTTATCAGCAATATCGGCCGGCAGAATGTGGTGATTCTCCTCATCCAAAATATCCCAATCAGCGACTACTTCAATAATTTGCTCAACTGGACCAATATCAGAAACAATAAAGGCAGGTGTTACCGCATTGACCCGATATGCCACATTCACCACATCATCCTGATATTCCACCTGCACAGTTTTGGTACGCTTTTGCAAATCGCCAAGTTTTACTGCCATTACACACCTCACAACGTTTGAATATCACCGATTACATCAATCTGAAACGCCTTGCCCCAGTCCGCATCGTGAATCATCGCCAGGTTGTATTCGATCAAGTACAGACCGTCTTCGTCCGAAAACTCGCTAGTTTCAGCAATCTGCCCTGGGAAGTCAATCTGGAAAGTGTAGTTGTACAAGCCTTGAATCACTGCCCCAGTTGCCTTGACCCGGAACCACTTGGTAGAACCTTCACGCATAGCAGAAATCATCTCGAGACCAACTGCATCTGTTGCAAGTTTGAGCTTGGCATCAAGGGTCGGTTCACTCTCAATCAGCACCGGCGATTGTCCAACCGGCCAGGCTAACACGTTCTTATCAGTCAGCGACCAAGTCATCGAAAAGCCGCGCGTCAGCGCCTGCGCCGAGTCCAGTCCCGCCCGTGTGTCCGCCATGTAAAACGTCAAATGCGCCGGCAGCACCGGGCGCGGGGTCAGGCTAGTCGGGCTGGCGGTCAAAGCGATTTCAATTTCCAGCGGCTGACCAATGGCAGAACCGCTGAGCGTCACCTCATTGCGATTGAAGGTGAACTCCAGCCCGCTGACTTTAACTCCCGCCGCGCGCCATGCGGTGTTGGCATCGCCCTGCTCAACGGTCAGTGTTTTGCCAGCGTCCTCGGCGCTGGTGCTACTGGTAAACGTCCACTTATACGCGGTGGTTATGCCTTGCTGCACCGGCGTCGGCTGACTGAGTAGCGAAGACAGCAAGTACAAAATCTCGTTATACGTCAGCTTGCCCTCAATCTTTGCCTCGCTCCATTCCTTGTTGATAATCGCAAATGATGGATACTTGTTCCCCATCGCGCGGAATTTCTCTCCCTCTGTTCTGACCGATGGAACAAGCGACGTTGCCAACAGTTTCTTGTTCGCAGGCACTACCGTTCCCGGTGTGGTTTCCACACCAATTTGTACAGTTTGAAAAATCGTTGCTTTCTCTCCCATTTCTCACCTCACTGAGTAAATAATCGAAACTCCAGAATGATTGTTTTATATCCTTCTGGGTCGCTCATGCGCAGTTGACGCTCGAACGCACAACTAATCACACCTGTTCCGCTGGCCTTGTGTAACACCTGGCGGATGCGGTCTGTCACTGTCTCGATGCTCGTGTAATTCGGCTCATTCGTCCACACCGCAATTTGCCACAATTCGTTATCCATGATGCGGTCGGATGACCAATTACCCACCTGTTGCGCTGCCACAAACGTCATCACCACCAGCGGATACTGAGTACCCAAAGGGGCAACATCCGCAAACACGCGCCCGCCCAGTGTAGTGTTCAGCGTTGGATCAGTGGTCAACTGAGTGTACAGCCAGCGGTCAGCATTGAGTATGGTCATCGTAATCGCTCCTCAAGGCGCTTGCAGGCTTCGATGAACACTGGGGCGACTTTCTCAGCAGCAGGGCGCATGTACGGTTGGGCGCGCTGTTTGCGCGTGCCAAATTCCACGAATGCAGCATACTCAGTATGCGGTGCGATGATGGCTCTGGCCGGTCCCAAAAACTCGCTGGTAATGGAGCTTTTGAGTTTCCCAGTGTCCACAGGGACAACCGCTTTCGCATTCGCCTCCACGTCGAATGCAGCTTTGCGCACGACAACGCTCACCGCCCCCGACAACTTCTCTGCGATCTGCGACAATCGGTTGTACTTGATTACGATCCGTGCTCCAGCCATTTGAGTCCTTTCAGATGTTCCAAAACGGCATCCAGTTTCGCATTAACTTCGCTGAGATCAACCGGTATGGGTTGCGGTTGCGGTTCTGGCTGTGGCTGCGGCTGCTGGATACCCGCCCACTGCCTAAGCCCCGCCACATCTCCGTTGTACAAGTTGACATCCAATGACCGAGGCACACCAGCGGCATTGGTGATGGCCGGATGAGTGTACCGCGCCCCGCTGTCTCCAGCCCACTGCCAAAATGTCCATTCCTGCTTGCGCTGTGCACACCAGCCAAACGAAATCGGCTTGAACCCAATAGGGGGTTGAGCTGTCTTACTCAGTACCCCGCCGCCAACGGTTGACCAGTTCGCTGCCCAAATGAACATATCAGGTTGATTGCCTAGATATACCTCAAGCGCTGGTTCAGCTTGCACAAATGACTTGCGGCTATACACACCCATCTTGAACGGGCGCATGTTCCCTTTTGCCTGCTGCCGCTGAATACGCTCCACCAAATCAAGAATATAAAACGCTAGCCAGCTATCCGTGACTTGACCGGCCCTAGTGCGCAGACTGGCATCTTCTACGTCAAATGCTAGCCAGTAAATCGCCTTGTACTCTAACAGATTGCGCAGATAAGTCAGAATCGGGTGCTGATCATCCGTCAAATTTTCAATCCCCTTCATTGTCCGCTGACGAAATAACCAATAACCCGGCCCCACAAACCAGTATGCGCCAGCAGGAATGCAGGCATCATAAGCCTGCTGCACCCGCTCAGCAAAGCGAGGATCAGTGTACAACTCACCAGTTTCAGACCCGCCCACTTTGAGCGTAACAAAGTCAATTACGCTGACAAGTGTCTCAAAATCAACTCGTTCATTATACCGGCTTAGGTCTAAACCAAGCGCATTCGTCATTTCACCACCTGCAAAATCTGTGTCACCAACCAGATCAGCACTGTACTGCCCAGAATACCGCCCAGCCAGGCCATCAAGCGGTTCGATTGGTCTAATTTGGCGACAATCTGGCCGAGATTGTCAAGCCTACGGTCATGCTCTTCAAGTTTTTGCCATGCAGCATTAATACGGTTTTCTATGATCGGATGCGAGCCTGCTTCGTAGTTTTCCAGTTTCCGCACTCGCGCTTCTATGTCTTTGAGCATAACTTTGATCTCCAATACATCCGCGGCAACCTGATCAAGACGCGATGATAGTGCTGAGATTTGACGCTGCAAACTCATATTACTGACACGTTCCTCAGCCGCAGTCATGATGTCACTCTTTCAGCGCGCTCTTCGCTGCATCATAAATGCCGCTTGCCACCAAACCCAGCGCCAGCCCGTAGACAATCGCCCCGAACCAATCTCCAAAGCTGACCAGTGGAGCCTGCGCATACCAGTACGCAACACCAATCACCGCACCAATGGCCATACTCACCGCATTCAACGCCTTGCCCTCAACACCGAAGCGCTTAACCCACTCAACCAGCGCAATCACCAAAACAACCAAAGGAATACCATTGACAATTTGATCCATATTTCACCTCATGCTTTCTTCACAATCACCCGCAGCGCGGTCTTCTCGCTGCGTTCCAAAATTGCACTTACTTCGTACTGAGTACCTGCAATCTGAAACCGGTCATTTTGCTGCAACTCAGTATGCGGCAGCGTCACGATGTACTCACCATAAACCGCCAGTGCGCCACCCTGCTCCCTCTCGCCAGCCATGCGCTGACTTGGCGCAATTCGGCCTTTGGTAGTCGCGACCGTCTGCCATGTTTCCGACCATCCGCCCGCACCGTCAGAAATACGTGTCAGACGCTGAATGTAGACGATTTCTGGCATCAGTTTCGCCTGCTCAGTGCGGATTTTGGATAAGTCACTAGTAGATGTCATTTCTCACCTGCTGAGCAATCACGATTCGTTGCTGCTTGCGGTACTCAGCAGCCAGCGCGCGCAATGCCTGCTGCTTCTGGCTGCGTTTCATGCCTGTACCGTCGGCATCAACGTCAAACTCCAACGCAACCCAACCAGCCCACATCTCGAGAAGATCAGCCGTGGCACCGTAGAGATCATAGACTTTGCCGGAAATCAACACTGCTGCCTGGTGCACACTGAAAGACCACCGCCCATGCAGCGGATCAGCGCTGGATGGCGTTAACTGAGTATACGTACTGTCATAGAGCGTGGCATCGTTTTCCCAGTAAACCTCGTCGCTGTACCAGTCGCGATACTCAGTAACGCCATTAACAACGATTGGCAGCGCCTTCAGCGGCAAATAGCGAATCTCCCAGCGGTGGGTGTCCAGCGACCGCTCAATCTGATCTTCACTGAACGTCTGCTCTGCGCCTGCCGGATCGCCGATTAAATCTCGCACCAGGCTGATCAGTTGTATCATGCTCGTCCGCGCCATCGCTCATCTCCAGTCCTTGCATCGCGTACCACTGCTTAATCTCATCCGCTGTCGCCATGCGAAAGCCGCGCCGCAGATGATCCGCAAGCCACTCATCGGGGATATTATGCACTGCACCATGTTGGTTGACTACAAATTGTGCCATCGTTCACCTGAATTGAAATCGGCGCGGCGGTGAGCAAAGGAGAAACTCTGCCGCCGCGCCCCGGTAAAGCTACGACAGAACAACCACACCGGCAGCGTCGCGTAGTTCAGCCACTCCATAAAGCACGTCAAGTGTGACCTGAACGCCAAGATAGGTCGGATTGTAAGCGCTGGTAACGCGAATGACCAAACCGCTTTCTGGATCACGCAGAGATACTGAACGAACGCCAGAGCCAGCGGGAGGTTCAGGCAACGAACGCATCGCCAAAATAGAGAACTCAGGATGAAACGCGAGGTTTTTGGTTGAGTTTGGCGTACCAGTTACAACTGGAACCAACTGGCTCATCCAAATTGTAAAGCCGTAGAGCTCTCCAATTGCTCCCTGAGCGATAGCTTCAGAGCGAGCGTTAGCAAAATAAGTTGCCAGATCTGTGTCGCCAAGTAAAGCAATCTCGTCTTTGGGCGAAACTACGAGATGACGCCGTGAAAGCGGAACGCGTTTATCATTCAGAACTTTTCGAGCCGAGCGAATCGTCGCAGCCGAAATATCCGTTCCGCTTGTACCAACGCTAGTCGAAAGCCCCGAATAAAGCGCAAAAAGGTCACTTTCGATCGCTTCACCTAGTGCGGGAACTGCAGCCATGATGTAACGATCCATCAGCTCCTGATTTGACTGTGCCCGCGCTGGATCTTCAATCAAGAAAGAGACTTCCTTGTGCTTGTTCAGCGTCACGGACAAATCAGCTCCGCCAGTTGGAGTCTGCAAAGTAACCGCGGTATTCGCAGCTTTGTCTTGTGCAGTAAACGTACCAGGATACGGGATGTGCAGCACGTCACCAAACTGGAACGCAGCAACGTCAGTATCCTTTGTCACCAGTTTCGCCAAAACAACATTGGCGCGAAGAACTTCCAAAGCGCGGTTAGCCCAAATCTCCGGGATGAAAGCCGCAGCCGTTGCGGTCGTAATATTAGCCATTGTTACACCTCATCAATCTTCAAGAATGCGCCCCTCCCGCATGGCTTGTATAATCGCCTCACGGTTGGCGGCAAAGAATTTTGGATCGCGCAACTGCGACCGCGTGAAAACCTGCTGACCAGAAACACGCCCCTGCGCTGGGTTCATCGGTGACGTCACACCAGTCGCACCAACCAAATACGGTTTCTTCGTGACCAGTTCCTTCATCACCTTTTCCAGGTTCACCGGCTTCCCGTCCTCGTCAAACTCAACCTGTTTCAGATCAAGCAGCCGGTAAGCCGCTTCCGGATCCACCACACCCAGCCGCGCCGCGTGTAGTTTGACCTCGTACTCCAGCGTCCTCGCCTGGAGAGCGTTTTTGTATTCGGTCTCTTTGGCTTCTAATTCCGCCAGCCGCTTCTGGAGTTTCTCGGCTTCGGTCATCTTGGCATCTTCTTCGGCCTTGACCTTGCCTTCCAACTCTCGCAGCCGCTTGCGGTAGTCAGCCGCTTCTGCGCGCAGTTTGCGCACATACTCAGTATCAAAACGTTCCTCCTCCGCCGCCTGGGCTTCGGGTTGTGCAACCTCCGGGGTTGCGCCTTCGCTGCCCGCCTGGGGCTTAGTTTCGTCAGCCATCGCTCTTCTCCAAAATCTGATCTAGCACAAAGTAAAAATCTCTCGCATCACAACCCGGCACCAACTTGCCGGTAACTCTGTAATGCAATTTGATGTATTCACTAAACAAAGCAGCGCGCTCCTTCCCAGTTTCGAGAGCTTTCCTCACCAGTTCTTCAAATACTCGTTCAGGATGTGGCTTGCTCATTCCGTCAACCTCTTAATAGATTCTGATTGGATAAGAGTCTGCGGGCAACTCAATGCTTGCGCTGGCTTCACCCCGTCCGCATCACGGGTAACGGCTCTGTCATACATTGAGTATCTTTCTCTCATTCCACAACCTCTTAATGGTTTTTCCTCTGCATCACATGCATCACACTCACAATCACAAACAAAAAACCCGAAGCCAACACCTTTCGGCATTGCTCCGGGTTCTATGCCTCGGTCAAGCAACCTGTCAACTCAATTATAGCACAATTTTCAGTTGTCAAGATTCCTGAAATTCAATTGATGCCCTTGTATAAATTGTTGTAATCTTTCCTTTTTAATGCTAAAATGATATTGCGCTTGAGTGTGGAAAACCAGGCACCACTTACCCGCAAGGGACTGATGACGGGGAGCCTGTCCGTCCAAGCGCTTTTTATTTTCTACGGTACAAAGGTTCTCTTTTTCCCCAACGTTTCATAAACCGCTTCTTCTCCTCCACATACAATGTTTGAAGCCACATTTCCCCAGGTAACATTTTGATTGGAACTAAAAGATAAAACCGATCGTCAAATTCATCCACAAACAAAACAGAATTTTTCTTTTTGTCAGGATAGATTATCAATGGATCACGTATTAATTTTTCAAGAAGACTTTCTGCCTTTTCTACATCAAATTCCCCTTTGTGTTTGCGGTAATGTCCTACAGTTGCATTCGTAACAATAACATTTCTGATACCAGACAGGTTTCTGAAAACATTACTTAAATGCTCCCCAATATAGAACTCATAAGCAATATCTGTCCTATGTGATTGAAATACAGGAAGCGCCTTCCGACTCATTATCTCCCTGTACTTTTTCAAATACTCCGAACCATTCAACCCAAAAGATTGAAGACTACGCTCATAACGATAGGTACCCCATTCATTGGACCATTTTTGCCCAACAAAATCACTCAAACTTAATGTCCCCCTTTGCTTTCTTTCTCGCCACGCCGCCCACTTCGCCGGCCCCAAAATCTTGATTTGCTGCTCATCAGATAACTTCTCAAACAATGATGTCCCAGGCTCGATTTGCGGCTGCGTGTCGGGGATGTCGGACAAGTCCAGCCCATACCGCTCCCCAATCTCTGCCCAGGTGCGCGCCTTCGGTACCATCGCGCATCTGCCGTTCGGGTGATCATCCAAAATCTCATCCAACCGATGCTCAGTACCGTGCATCGCCCAGCACGCCGCGCATGTGCGCTCGTCTGCCGCCGAGTGCCAGACCCACCCCTTCACAATATCACTATTCGCCTGATAACTCGCCCGCGTCGCCTCGCGATGCGCCCGCAGCGTCTCCGTGCGTGCAATCGTCAGCGCCCTGCTCAGTGTCGTTCCCAGGGTGCGCCGCATCTGCCGCCCCACCTCGCGCGGATTCTGCCCCAACAGCATCCCCTGCACCAGCGCATCTTCCGCCGCCTGTGCCCCCTCCTGCGAAATACTCAGTAACAACCGATGCAGCGGACTGTCTGCCTGCGTCATACCAAGCAAAGTTTCGACCGCTGCCCGGTCAATCCTGTTCCAGTCAATCGTCAGGCCAGGCGGCAGACGCCCCAGTATGCGCCGCGTCAGTTCTTCCGCTTGCTTTTCAGCCACTTCGATGGCTTCAATCTGTTCCTGGCGCACTTTACCTTCAACGTGCTGCGCAAACGCCAGTAGTTCCTGCTCTACCTGGCCATGGAAAGCGCGGGCGCGGTTGAAGCGGAATATCCAGTCGGCGTCAGGTTTCTCCCCGCGTGCTTTCGCCGCCTGATATTCGGCATCTAGTCGCTCCAGTTCGGCTTCTATGCGCTTCCACGCTTCGCCGTACACACGCACAATCTCACTCGCCGCGCGCCGCTCATTTTGAAGTAAAGCACGGCGGAAGCGCTCAATCACATCGAAAATCTCACCCTCTGGCATCACGCCTCCATCAAAAGATTTGCTGTGACCGAAGGTCTGCCATGAGGATTATGCTTGATTGTCACCTCTGCACATCCCAGCGGACGCGGCCCAAAACCCCGCTGCGCCGCAAAACCGCTATCGCTGTCCCATTCACGCTTATAGCCAGGTGAGCGCACGTGCCAAGCAATATCCGTATATCTCACCCCTTTCCTTGTTAGACGCTCGCGCGCCAGCGGCACGATATATGCATGATGGTTGTGCGCATTCCAGATAATATCTGCATCTGGCAGATAAACAGATTGCCGGTTTGTCGCGATGACACCGCGAGTAACCGGCGCGCTGCCATCACCGGCAGAATGGGCAAAATACAGAAAAACCGACCCGTTGTGTTCGCTGGCGCTCAAGATGAATCTAATCCAGCCCTTCCATCCCCCCGCTACTGCTTGGCCACCATGCGCAGCAAGCGCGTACACCAACCGGTCGGTCAAATCCGTGTTTGCGTTTTTCAGCACCGCCAACTCATGATTACCACGACAAATCATCACAATTTGCTTCGCATATGACGCAAGAAAACTCGCCGAATCGCTCACAACGAAATCGTAATAGTCATCGCGGCGGTATTCCTGGCGCAATTCATCCATGCTACGCCGAGGGTCAAAACGCCCCTGCATCGCATCAAACCAGTCGCCGCCCAGAACAATCCAAGCATTTTCTTGCAGGGCAGCGTCTAGATGTTTCTTTAGCAAATCACGGTTGCAAAATACAGAGTCAAAGTGCACATCCGACATCAAGAATACTTTACGCGAGACACTCTTATCGCTCTCGCGCAGCGTCAGAACGCCATCATTGTATTCTGCCATTATTGTCCTCGGTCAAAAGCAGTCAAAATCTGTTCTCCCAAATCCGCGCCTGTCGCCTCGCGCTTCTTCCGCTCCAGGTCTGGGTCGTAGCCCAACCGCTGAAGCAGCGTATCCTGCGACACGCCCAACTGCATGTCAATCAGCGCCGCCTGCCGCTCCTGCATCGGGTCTTGTGGCAGCATCTCTTGCCAATGCAGCGCCGTGCGAAGGTCATCCCCAAACCCACCAATCGCCAGCAGCCGCCGGTTCAACTCAGTAAGCATATCGCCATAAAGCAGCCGCTTCGTGTTCGTTTTCTCCAACAACGGCTGATACAGAATTTGCAGCGCCACACCCGATAGCGACCCCGCACGGTCAAGATTGCCAGTGGCTACTTCTGGCACCCGGCTAATCTCGTGCAGCGACTGGCGCAGCATCTCCAGATAGCGCAGGCTGGACGCAAGATCGCTCTGCATCTCCAGGTTGCGCAACTCTGCGTTCTCGCCTGGCAGGATAATTGTTTCATCAACTCCAATGCGCAAATCCCTCGCCGCAAATCCGCGTCCCCAGGTCTTCGGGTGCGCATGGAAACGAATAATGCGCGCCGTGTTGCTGGCGATGAAATTGATAGAGCGGATAATCTCAATCACATCATCCTCAAGATCGCTCTGCCCCCAGAACTCGCCAGGGGCGGGCAGGTTCTGGCAGTCCACGATTGGACTGAACTCATACGGCCACACCGCTTCGTTCACCGTTGTCCACGTCAGGCGCTCAACGTCCCCCACCTGGTCAACGATGCGCCAACGCACACCGTCGCGCTCAATCACCTGGCGGATGCTGACAGGCTTTTGCGTCTTCGGGTCGCGGCTGACGTAGGAAATCTGGTAACTCAGCACCTGTTGCGCATCATCCGGTGCCAGGCTCACCGTCACTGTCTCTGGGTCAATTGTTACCAGGCGCGGATACTCTCCGCCCGTTACAATTTTGATAAACACATGCCCCGTCACGCCGCCAACCAACGCGGCATTTTGGAGCAAACTCATCTTGCGGTTGTACGCCCACACCGCATCAAGCCAGTGCTCCGCGTCAGTCTCTTCAACCTCGTCAATTTCAAAACTGACGTCATGACCAAACAGGAACGAAACACCTTTATCAACGATCATCCGCGCATAGTTAATGCGCACGTTGTCGTCTATCTGACCAACGCGCACCTTCAGCGTGGGCGACAATTTGCCGTAATACGCCTCCCACCGCCGCCGCATCACCTCAACCCGCGATTGCTCATCGCGCCCCAGCACATCCAACAGACTTGTGTAAACTGCATTTAACATACTACCTCCAGAGATTTTCTCCATACTCAACACGACTGGGAACTGCCAACTTACCAAACACCCCGCTCGCCGCGTCCACTTGATCATCATGCTGCCCATTCGGGAACACCAGTAACTCATCCAGGAACAGCGCATTCCAGTACCCGCGCACCAGCACCACATTGCCCGCCTCAGCCTGCGCTGCGAATGGCTCAGCCCGCGTCGTTTTGCTGCCCGTCACCCGATCTGCATGTACTGAGTACCCCGCAAGCATCCTGATTATCGCCTGGATGCTGTCCACGCCGCTCGAACCAGGCTCTTGCTCCAGCCAGACAACCGTGCCCAGTGGGTCAGTCTCCGCGCACTGCCGAATCACCTTGTCCCGCTCTCCCGGCGTCCAGCGCCCGCGCACCACGTCCTCGACGTAGTAAATGCCATCCACGCGGCTCATCCGCACCCCGACCGTGTAATCGCCATCTTCCGTTGCCGCCTTGTCCCAGTAACGCACCCGCCCCTCAACCTGCACCGGCACCGCATCCACAAACTTGCTGAACCACTCACGTTTGAACAGCCCACCCTCAAGCGGCATCGGGCGCTGCTGGTAAAGCGCCTCGAATGCCCAACTCCCCACAACCGCCTTGATTTTGAGCAGTTCCTCCAGCGGATAACGCTCCGGGTTCAGCGCCTCACCCGGCCCCCGCCCCAGCAAATCACCTTTTTCCGCAATCGCCGGCAGTTGCACCACACGCCAATTTTCACCATCCTCACTAGTCAAAATCCGCCCTGCCAGGTCATCCTCGTGCCAGCGCGTCATGACCAGGATGATTGCACCGCCTGGCTCAAGCCGCGTGTATAGGTCGTTGGTGTACCAGTCCCACACCTTCTCACGATAGGTGTAAGATTGCGCCTCCTCGCGGCTCTTGATGGGGTCGTCAATGATAATCAAATCGCCGCCCATGCCCGTAATGCCGCCGCCGACACCAACCGCGCGATACCAGCACCCTGTCGTCGTTTCCCACTCCTCGACCGCACGCTTGGTGTCGCTCAGCCCCAGCCGCATCTGTGCCAGTTTGCGGCTCATCCGGCTGAACTTATTTGCCAGCGTCTGGTTATACGCCGCCACGATGACACGCAGCCCCGGTTGGCGCTCCATCCACCATACCGGAAAGCGCACCGTGACCGCGGCAGTCTTCCCGTGGCGCGGTGGCATCATGACCATCAGCCGCTTCGTCTCGCCGCTGGCCACGCGCTCCAGCTCAGCGCGCAGGAACACCAGATACGGCCAGTCCCAGCGATAAACCGGCGTGACCGCCTTCAACCACTCGCCCAGGTCCATCTTGCCAACACGCGGACCCTGGCGCGGCATCCAGCGCTCAATCCGTCGTATCGTCCTCTCGATCCTGTCCAGAGAGTCGAGCATCTAATACCTCGCGAATAGTGACAATTTCACTGGCGATTTTCATCGCGCCAGCAATGGCATGAACCATTTCAGCAGACAAATTCGGGGAATTGGCAGCCTCGTGCAGATATTTGAAGCCCTGACTGATAAACGCCCCCGCTTCATCCACCCAGCGCCGCTGAAAGGCGCGCTTTTTAACCTCGACCAATGCTGACAATTCTGCATCAATTGACACCTTATCCCGCCATCTCTCGATGGTTCTTTCCGCAATTCCGTACTTATTTGCCGTATCGCGGACATTGGTGAAAATTGCTTCAGCAATTATCTGCGCTATTTTTTCTTTCTCAAATTTCTTTCTCGCCATACCGCCTCATTAAACCAAAAATCCCGAAGACAGTCTCCTGACCGCTCCGGGATCATGCCTCGTGAGTATCCTCTCTTATTTTATCATCATTTCGCTTGATTAGAACAGTCGCGGTAACCTCAATCAAGCGAACGTGACCTTCCTTGACCTCAATCGTAACTTTGCCAAAGCCCGTCATTTCCTTAACCTGACGAATAGCATTCAAAACCGCCGCATCTTCCTGAGAAACTTCAAGGTTCATATCATCCTCGCCATCGTCAAAATCGCATCTCGATTATTTAGACCGTAGAGCAAGCCATACAAATTGATCACATCCAGCGGCTTGGGGAAATTGCAAACAAAGCACCCACAGACCTGATGCTCGGTATCAATCCAAAACGATGGCTTTTGATCATCGTGAAACGGACACTGAGTAATGAAGAAGTGATCACCTGATTTATGAAGCGGTGACTTAAAAAACTGCTCTATCCGAAATGCGTTCCGTACCTTTGTTACAAGTTCATCCCCAGAAATTGCCAATCCTATTTCTGCCGTTTCCCACGGGTCGGTGGTTGCAGGTTTAGGTAAGTCAGGAACATTGATCACCGGACTGATACCCTGGTCACTGAGTAGCAGTTGTGATGGCAAGACATCAGAAAGCGCCTCAATCGTTGGAATAAAGAAGGGATTGAGCGCAGTATAAACCGCCCCGCTCTCGTGGACACTGCCAGGACCCGTCACCAGCCCATAACGTCCCTTGATATCAATCGTATCAATGTGCCGGTTGCGTTCCGGTTGCAGCGTGCGGAAATACACGTGCGCCCCGCGCCGGGAACGGACGGTGAAAGCGCGCCGGATAATGGCGTACGTTGGCAAGCGGGTAATCCAGGTTTGCCACTTGGCATACTCAGTAAAGGTGTCGAAGTCAATCACGGTCAAATTGTTGAAGCCGGTGACAATGCCCAAATTGACCTGGCCGGAAAACCAGCGACTGAGTAAAGCACTGTCAGGCTGTTTCGTCTGAAATTCCGACCATTTGACCAAAGGTTTTTTAGAACGGAATTCCAAAGGAATCACCGAAAAGCCAAATTTGTGAAAGTGGTGAGCGTAAGGGTTCATGGTTCATCAAAAAGTGCAGGTTTTGCAGGTTTTAAAGGCAGTTTTCAATTAATATAAAAATTTCTTACCCAAATGCACGCAATCAAGTTAGTAACTAGTATATTTAACCTGCTTAACCTGCATACAGGTTTTACAGGTTTTAAATTCATTAATACTTGCAAGGTATCAAGGAATTTTACAATTAATAGAAAAGTGTCCTTAAAACCTGCAAAACCTGCAAAAACTTGTAGGTTATAACTTCTCAAAGTAGTATTTGATAAGCGCGCCACCTCTCACCTCCATAGTTTTCATCTCAAACCGCTGTTTTAGATAATCCGCAGTGTTTTTCAGCCGCCACCCGAACGACTTGACACTTCGCGGCCAGTCCGTATCCGGCTTGTTGCTCCCAAACAGCGCATATTGCGCCTCGTTATACAGTTCGCGCGCTGTTACCCAGCGTTTCAGGTTGCCCGGCAATTGCAGCCAGGCTTCAATGGCTTCAATAATCACCTCGCCCTCAGCAAGGAAGTTGCGCTGTTCACCCTTGACAATGTTGACAATTTCATCCCACAGTATGGATTTGTTATAGACCTGGCTGATGATCCGCCCCAACGCTTCCCAGTCCGCCATGCGCAGGGGGCTGGCTTGCGGAATGGACCCGGCACGCAGTTCAGCCACAATGCGGTTCAGGCGCTGGAGCAGCTCAAACCAAAACCCGTTTCGGTTTCGCTCCACCCATTCGTTGAAGTTCAATTCACGCCCGCGCTGATCGTCCGGGATACGTTTCAACGGCAGGATGATGACTCGGTCCGCCAGGTCATCTCGGCGCAGAGTATCGGGCGTTCGTGCCGTGATCGCCAGCCAGGTTCGGTACCGGATGATGCCCATTTCCTTTGACGTGAACAGTTTGCGGTATTCATCTGTGGCGCCGGTGGAAATGCGCGCCAGTTTATCCCTCATCCACGGCTCCAGCGTATCCATGTTGTCCATAACATAGAGATGATAATAATGCGCAGCAACGGTAAGAGCATCGGGTTTTTCTGGTACTCCAGAAATATCGGATGCCGGCCCGAACAGCAACTTCATCAGCATTCGCAGCGCCATGCTCTTCCCGCTGCCCTTTTCGCCGAGCATGACAACAATTGGACGAGTCGGGCATAATTCCGTGAAAAACAGCGTCTGAACCCACACCTGAAACGTCCAGCCATGCAGGTCTGGTCGGTCTCTCCAAAATGGCATCTGGCTGAGCGTCTCCAAATACTCCTGGTCTGCTGGCTCAATTTGGTACGGCTGCCAGGCTGGGAAGTCGTAGAACAGCACCGGCCCCTCGCCGTTGGTTTCGGTTTTGATCTCCTCCCCGTCCAAGATGTACACCGTGCCGTCAAAACGGGACACCCGCAGCGTTTGAGTGTCCCGGTCATAGTGCGCAAATTTGACCACTGGTATCTCTTCAGCATGGTTGCTTGCGGCGGTTTTGGCAGCGCTGGTGATCAGACCAAATGCCTGTGTTGCCGGGTTGACGCCGGTCAGCGTGTGCAGGAAGGCTTCCCAGCGTTCTGTGTCTATGTCGTAGAGGATGTGGTTGTCTCGATAAAGATAGTAATAACTGCTCTCGTTTTTGACAAATCTTCCGTGCTGCGACAGCCAGTCTACGACCAGCGCCTCAACGTTTCCGTGACGGATGACAGCAGGACGTTTGTCCGGAATAAGCTCGTTCTCGATAGCACGCTTCAATTTTGGGTCCGGCGACTCAATCAGCCGGGATGTAATCCGCCGCTGTTTCTGCAAGTTGGCCTGCGCACCCAGTTTCATCGCGTTGTAGCGCGTCGCCACCCGCTGAATCATCAGCGACAGGTAACTGTATATGGCCACCTGAAGTTCCCCCTGATACTGAGTGCCCAGCGTCTCGTAAATGGCGTCTTCAATTTGTTTCGGGTTCTGCTCGGCGGCCTGATACAGCGTCAGCCAGGGTTCGGTGGTAAGGGGAATATCAGGCAGGACGCTGTTCAGAATAGCCGTTGCGATGGCCTCAGCATCTTCGCTCCAGGCGGCTTGGTCAAACTGCCCGAAGGCATTATTGAGTATTTCGGCGTCTCTTCCGGGCAGGGTCTCTCCGGCAAACTCGGTGATGGTGGTTGTGTTTGGCAGCGTCATAGATCATCCCGGCAAATAGAGTTTCTCAATCGTCGCTTTTAGCTCTTTCGCCCGATCGGCGGTTATCGTTTGCCCACCCGTTGCGTCTGAAAGTTGCTTCAAAAACTCTCGTCCATGCGGGTATTCTTCTGGACCAACATAAATGGCAAAAATTTTGTTCCTGTATGTCCTGGCGATCTTTAGGATTTTTTCAGGGTCATCTGGCGCACCGTCACTGATCAAGATAAACTGCATGCCTGGCACATCCGCAATCTTTGCAAATTGCAGTGCCTTGGCCATGTCTGTGCTGTCCCCAAAATAGGTTGGCACCCCGGAAGGGCAGAACTGCACATTGTTTGAAAAAGCCAGCACCGCAATTTTTCCCGGGTGCTTGGCTTGCAAATACGCCAGTTCCTCACAGGCCACGTCATATCGTGATTTTCCACCTCGGCTATCCTGGCTCGCCATGCTGCCGCTGGTATCCACAATAACGATAAGGTCAGCGTTCACAAAACTCTCAGCAATGCTTTTATTTTCTTGTTTTGCAATTGCACTGAGTGATCCCGGAACAATAGCAGTGTTCATTTTTACCTCCACACCCAAACGGGTTCAGTCGCTCCAGCTGGCCAGGCAGCAACCAGCACCCCTTTTTCGCTGGTAATGTCTTCCCATTGGATGATTTTCTCAATCACAAACCGCCCAACGCTCTCGTAGCCCTCCGCCAGGATATAGCCACAGCGTAAGGGCGCTCGGTATCCTGACTGCGTAGCGTGTAGTATCTCGTCTTTCTTCAAACTGGCTTCCAGCGCAAGTCCGGCATCATATTTAGCCCGCTTGTCTGGGTTACTCAGTAGTTCATATGCCTCTTTGATGTGTAAAAACATCTCCTGCGCGTTCGGTTCTTTGCATACATCCGGGTGCCACTGCCGCGCCATGCGGCGGTAGCCCGATTTAATTTCGTCATCTGTTGCAGTGCGCTGAATACCAAGAACGCCGTACAACGTCGTTACATTTGTATACTGAGCATCTCCCTCAAACCACTCACGCAACACACGCTCAGGAAACACAAACTCCCATTCTTTTCTACCATTGATCCCGCTGGCAATCCACTCATCGCCAGATGGCTTCGTACGTCCCAAGTACCAAACGTCGCAAATGCGCATTTCTGGACTTGGTTTGGCACTTACCGTAATCATGCCAATGTCCTCACCGTAACATTGCATAATCCAATCGCGCACTTGCCCAGCATACTGAGTATCTACAAGCCACGATCTGGTGTTTGGATCAAACCGGCGCACGCTGGCTGGCAGGCTCTTGATCAGCGCCACAAACTGTGCATTGTATGGAGTCATTACCATCAGCGCCCCATTTTGAACACTGACTTTACATTGAGTTTGAGCCGTTATTGGATTGCCGAAAAGATCAAACATTTTTATCTCTTTTCTCCTCTCCCCTCGGGAGGGGCAAGAATGGGTCATCTCAAATACCGTCCTCGGCAATTTTCGTAAAAATCGCAGTACTTTTCCGAGCACCGCCATGTCGTTGGGTTCAGTGGATAAAATTCACGGCTGATCCCGTCCCAAACCCGCCTGACTATCTCAAATAAGAAAAACAGTTCCCCGGGCTTGTGCCTGTGTTCCAGAATTTGCACCTGCGGCGTTTTGGTCTTGACAAAGACAAAATGCTTGAAACGCCAGTTGACCTCGAAACCAGCTTGATTCAACGCAGCCAGATAAAACAGGGTTTGCAGGCTGTTATTAGCCTGCTCTTGCGTCCACGACCTGGCAGACGTTTTAAAATCTGCTGGTGTGCCGTCTTCCAGAATGACGTCAACATAACCGATGACCGGTACAGGCACGCCCGGAACATGTAACTCGACTTTGCGCTCAATCATTGCTCCGGCGCCGTCATAACGAGGTGTAATTCCAGTTATTGCAGATTGCACCTCAGTGTTACTCAGTATTCTGACTCCCTCGTTATAGTGCTGCTTTGGCGTTTCATCAGGTTCAAGTGCAATATCCTGCGTAAATGCCTTCCCGAATTCCTCTTTCCAGATGTTATGCCAATCATGATTACCTTGAATCACGCTCTCTACAGTTCCGTGAAATGCACTGCCGAAAGCCAGCGCGCTGGTCTTTTTGGTCGGCTCACCGGCAATATATTTCCGCCGCCAAGCCTCCGGACAGTCCAGGTACATGCTGATGGATGAGTAGCTGAGATGGTCTATCATTTGTTACGCTCCCTTGAGAACCCCGAAGACCATTTCAACCTCTTCCTGCGTCAGCATGTACC